TACCAGAATTATTAGCCCGATTAGCAATTGAAATAAGTCTATTCAGATCGGTACCAGTTTGTGTGGAATCATCCAATCTACTTTGAATTTCATTTAAAGCTTTTGTAATATTAATTGGCATTACCTATACCTAATTCTGAGATGACCCATAACCATTCATACCTGCTAGTGTATCACCAACGTCTACTGCATTTCCTCCGGATACAAATGAATATTTATCAATAATATTCGAATATCCACCACCATAACCACCCATTGTATATCCATGAGTAGTACTCGATACACCATTTCCTAATGAATATCGCGCAAGAGTTAGATCACCTACGTCTGCGGCATTACCATCTGTTGCAAATTCAAATTTTTCTATTTCATTTCTTGATCCAGGAGCAGGAACGGCACCATTACCACCAGCACGATATCCATGAGTGGTTGATTGATTACCAGAGTGATAAGCTACACCAGCAGAAAGATCACCGGCATCAGTTGCATCACCATCAGCCGAAAATGGAAACTTTTCAATAGTTTCAACATAATCACCGGTAGGTGTTGTTCCTGGATAACCACCCATATTATAAATATGAGTACTGCTTATTGCAATTCCTGAATTGTATCTAGTCGGAGCAGTTAGGTTTGCAACATCAGTTGAATTACCATCGGTTGCAAATTCAAATTTTTGGATTTGATTAGTCGGGCCTGGGTCTCCACCAAACTGGTAACCATGTGTAGGTGAATATCCACCACCCCCAGAACGTATTGTAGATAATAGATCAGCAACATCCGTTGCATCACCATCAACTGTATGAGAAAACTTTTGAATTGCATTTGTTACAGAAGGGGCATTTGGACCATGACCAATAAATCCTCCCATCATATATCCATGGGTTGCACTTGATGCACCATGTGATTGACTTATACGATCAATCAGATTCCCAACATCTGTGGCATTTGCATCTGCAGTTAGGGAAAACTTTTGAATATAATCCCAAGCAGGAGCAATGGATGGCATTGTTCCACCACCAATAAACCCATAATTGGAAGCCTGTCGGACAGAAGGTTCAGCACCACCACCACCTTCTGGTTCTGGGATTGCGGCCTCATCACTATCTTGCAATGAAGGTATCTTTACCCAATTGGAATCTCTAAATGTGGCCATATAAAATGCACCACTACTATCACCAAATACATTATCAGATGCAACATAAGCAATTGAACCGATGTGACCTGAATCTGCTGTACTTGGAAGATGCCCAGTTGAACGATACGTAAGAACACCACCCATTGAATTCATTCTATTAGTAATAGAATTAAGCCTTAATTGCTCAGATGAACTTGTATTACTATCAATAGCATTATTTCTTATTTGTATTTCATCAAAGATTTTTGTAAGATTAATAGCCATTTCAAACCCTTAGAATGTGATATTTACCCAAGCATATTGATCTGCATCTGCACCTGTGGTTGCTTGACTGACATTTGCTGTAAATTTATTTAAACGATCTGCAACACTATAGGTTACTATATCAGCACTATCTGCAGAAGGTCTTCTTAGTTTTAGTGTTCCACTGACGTAGGAATTATATGTAATATCTTTCACTGAGCGTCCAGTATTATGGCTAACAATAATCGTATTTCCTGATGTACTGTCATGAGTAAATCCTGTAGGCAAATCTGTTACAGTAGATATTACACCAAGTGAATCATAATTTACTTTAAATTCAACTGTAAGAGCTCCATTACCTGTCCAACTTGCAGTTCCGTCACCATCACTTACAAGCATATCACCTGGATTACCATCGGCACCTACCAAATCACCAACGGAGAATATGGCCAATTGATCATCAATCAAAGCAATCGTAGCAGCAGAATCCGTACCTCCAGATGCTGCCGTAATCGTTATGGTTTTTGTTGCACCTGTTCCAGATGCAGTTACAGAACTACCCACAAAGTTTAGAGTTGTACCAGCAGTTGATAGTGATACACCTTCCTCTTGAACAGTAATTCCTGAGGCTGATTGTCTTGCCTGAATATATGCAGAATCAATTAATTGACGAGTTTGTGTTGAATCAATACCGATGTTTGTGCCAGTAAATTGTTGAATAGTTAAAACGTCACCACTGTCAAGTGAATCTGTTAAGATATTAAGACCATTGGTTGCTGTATAATCATCTGAATCAAGGAGTAAAATACCATTAAGGAATACTTGTATTTTACCGGCGGAATAATCTAATGTCTTATTATTATCATCGGCTCCACCAAAGTTATTATCACCAGAATCAGCAGTATATACATAGGTATCAAGTTGTAACCGAGTATTTGCGGTATTACCAGTAATTGTCTCAATTGCAATAATATCACCACTATCAGCGGCCTCAACCAATGAAACACTAGTACCATTATTTGCAGTAAAGTCAGATGTTTTAACCTGTAAAATGCCGTTAATGAAAACCTGAACTTTACCCGCTGAATAATCTAATGTGTTACCAAAATCATCATTGCCACTAAATGTTGAATCACCTGCCGCGGCAGTATAATAGAAAGTTGTCTGATCAAGTTCCGTAACACCTTCGGTAACTAATTGCCTTGCCTGTACGTAGTTTGAATCCACGATTGCAATAATATCGGCACTATCTACTGTTCCACTACCACCACCTGAAATGGTAATTGTCTTGGTAGTGCCAGTACCAGTGGCAGTAACCCCAGTACCAACAAAGTTCAAAGTAGTTGCAGCATTTGATAAAGGAGTGCCTTCCTCTTGAATGGTAATCTCACCACCGGACTGCCTTGCTTGTACATAGGCCGAATCAATAGTAGCTATTTGAGCAGTTACAAATGCACTATCAGCAAAATCGGAAGTATTATATTTTGTTTGACGATCCTGTACGTATGTTGCATCAACTAAGGTTGAAACTCTAGTATTTGTATAATATAGATTGGTTGATCCTTCGGTTAAATCATCTGTTGTAAAACCAGTTAGGTTACGGGTTTGTGTCTGTATCATTCCACCCATATAACCATGATTACCACACTGATAGTGTAATACAGAAGGCGTATCATCCGTTACAGTAATTTCGACATATGAACCAGAAACACCAGCGGCTTTACTTGCGTAATTATTTAAAACATTGGTTGTGTACTGAGTTGTCTTTGCTGCATCATAATAGAAATTTATAGGATGGGAACTATTTGTGGCATCCGACATATCAAACCGATATGTATTACCTGGATTCATTACAATTGTTGGTGAGAATATTCCATCAATCTTGTAACCACTGGCAGAACCTGTGCCTTCATAACGATGTGATGCATCCTTAGAGGCAACTGTAACAGTATATGTTGCTGCATCAGAGTCGTGAATAAACTGAATGGCCTTTAATCCATTTAAGGATTTATTACCATCTACTTGACGAAGTTGCACATACGCCGAATCAACCAGCGCAGTAGTAGTTGCTGTAGTTAAGTAACCTTGGCCAGTTACAAATGCACTATCAGCAAAGTCCGAGGTATTATATTGGATTTGGTTATTACGAACATACGTTTGACTAATAACACCAGTTACAGTGGTTGAATCGAGATAATTTGCATCATTTGTAAATGTGGAAACAGGTAACCCTGTCACAAATGCACTATCGGTAAAGTCTGATGTATTATATTTAATTTGATTATTACGTACATATGTTTGATCAATAACTCCTAGAACAGTAGTTGAATCCAGGAACGGTGCTTCTGCCACACGGTCAAGAACATAGGCAGAATCAACTTGATCTGTAATGGTATTATTAATTGTAATTGAAACAGTATTTGTTGAATCATTTAGTGATGCAGCAATATCTGAATCAGCCCGGGCCTTTGTATAATAGAGGTTTGAACCTTCACTCAGGTTAGTAGTTGATTTTGCATTGAAGTCAGAATCAAACCCAGCATACACACCACGTAGGGTTCCGACATTAAGAGTTGAAAGTTGGAAGTCTGTAGCATTTCGATTAATTACGTTTGGTGGAAGCACCGAATCAAACGCAGAATCAACCATATTATTGAAGATATAGTATTCTTCATTTGATGCATCACGGAATACACCAGTATGCCGTCTTTGACCATTACCATAATAGTGACCGATATGACCAATATCAACCAAATCTGATTGTTCGTTACTATCAGCAAGGTGAATCAATGGGTCATTAGTGGTATAAACAATAGTATTAACAGATGTTGTAGTACCTGTAACATTGAAATCACCAGAAATGGTCATTCCAGAAAATTCAACAGTATCGCTAGTTCTCAGATCCTGGTTTGTTCTTACTCTTGCTCTTACATAGGCAGAATCCACTAGCTGAGTTGTTCTTGCTGAATCTATCGTATAACGATAAATCATAGCAGAATCTTGTGTGATAGGAGCCCCAGTTAAATTGGAATATTGGAGGTAATGTGTACCTTCAAATCCATCAAGAGTATCAGCATTAGTTCCAAGTGCATCCACAAAAGACTTAGTCACATCAGCAGTAATAATTGCACTTGCTGTAGCAGAATCAATATAATCTGTACCAAAGGATGGTATTGTTGGTGCACCAGTTAGTGAACCATATGCAAAGTCCTGCGCAGACTGTCTTGTCTGGACGTATGTACTATCAACAGTTGCACCAATAATAGTAACCACACCAGCAGAATCAACCCCTGCCTCACCAACTGAATTTTGCCTTGCTTGAATATATGCAGAATCAACAATTGCTTCAACAGTAGAAGAATCTATGACGTCAGCAGTAATGGTTATATTATCAGTCCATTCTGTTCCACCACTTAATATAATACCATTACCTGCAGTAAGTTTTGCAGCCAAAATTGTGACAAAGTTAGAAGGATTTTGTACAGGGTCTACGCCAGGATCAAGTCCAAGTATAAATTCACCAAGATCTAAATTTTGTGCAATTGTATTTGTGATAAAGGCAGAGTCACGAAAGATATCCGCTTGACGTGCCTGCACATAATCTGAATCAATAATCGTGGCAAGATATGCCTCATTTGTCCGTGATTGTACATAGTTTGAATCAATCAACGAAGTGACAAGAATAGTGGTTTCACCGGAATCTAATTGGGCATCAGCCACAACCTCAACAGCATCTGCAATCTCTTGAACCCTGGCAGAATCTATAAACGCCTTTATATTATTTGAATCATCTTTATAATATATTTTACCATCAGCAAAGTTAATTGCTAATTCACCATAATCCAAATCACTAGCGCCAGGTACGCGGCCTATAACTGAGGATCTTTTGAGTAATACTTTTGGTGTTGCCATGTTCTTATCCTAATAAGGCTTAATATGTTCCGCAATCAATAGTTGCTAATTCTACGTTTCCACTTGTTACTGTAAAATCGGTAGCATCAAAAGATGCAATACCTTTATTTGATGAGTCTGCATTTTCACCTGATAAGGTTAATGTTCCAGATGAAAATGATAGGTCAAGACCTTCACCTGCAGCAAGGGTATCTTGTAAATCTGAATCAAAGTTTGCCTTAGAGTAAACTTGTTCAACATCAATACTAAATACACCTGTTGACTGATTATATGTTAAATCTCCAGTTGCACTAAGATGTGCTCTTACTTCTGCTGCACTTGGCCCAGTATAGGTAAATACACCTGTTCCGGAATTATAGGCAAGTGATCCGTCACCACCAGCATCTGTAATACTTACTGCTGATCTTGCTCTTGTATCTGTAAAGTAAAGGTTACTTGATCCTTCAGAAAGATTATCTGTGGTCTTTGTGGTAAGTCTTACATCAAAATCTGAATCTGCTCGGGCAGTTGTATAATATAAATTTGAACCTTCACTTAAATCACTTGTAGATTTTTGAGTAAAATCTGAATCAAATCCAGTATAATTACCAGTTACGTTACCAGTAACAACTAGATTACCACTAATATCAAGATTAGGCGCCACTACCTTCTTGTTAAAGTTCCAAGTATCTGGTGTTGATTTATAGAAAATATCCGCGTTTGCGCCAGTTACATGAATACCAGCGGAATCTGCAGCTGCAGCATTTGCGGCACCATCTGCCAATGTAATATTTTTATCATCAATGGTAAGTGTATTAGAATTAACTGTAGTAGTTGTACCATCAACTTGTAGGTTACCACCAATAATAACTGTACCATCGGTTGAATTAAGAGTTAAATCACCTGAAGTGGTTGTAATGGTATTACCATTAACATCAATATTATCAACTGTTAATCTGGAAAGGCCAAGTAAATCAGAATCTACATTTACCTCAACCTTTACGGAGTTGCCAGAAATGTCCGTTCTTTTGGTATTTGTATTCCAAGAACCACGGATAATAATACTTGATCCAGTTTGAACATTACCGGCTCCATCGGCATTGGTATCACCACTAACAAATACAATATCTTTTGTATCAACATAATTTTTAGTAGCAGCATCTTGTGCATTTGATGGATCAACTACATTGGTAATGGCCGATGTACTGGCATCAATGGTACCACTATTTGGATTAAGGGTAAGATTACCAGACGATGTATTAATTTCATTGCCATCAACGGTGATATTATCAACCTTAAGTTGATTTATCTTTTTATTAGCGTCAGTAATAATTGCGGCATTTTCGTGAAGTTGACCACGAGGGTGGTCTAGCATATCAACAAAATATTTACCACCGACTACATGAACTTCATTTGATCTACCAGATGTATTACCACCAGCACCAATGAATAGTCGATCACCACCTGCTGAATCACCAGTGGTATAGGTATAACCAAATTCACCAGTTAAAAGTATTCTTCTGGAATTATTTAATGCTGTGGTAATTACAGGTGTTTTATTGGAGGTTTTTATTAAAATTCTTGATGGCATTAGAAATCACCTCCAGCAGAATCGAGTGAGGCAAACCCACCAGCAGCAAGAATTATATCAGTCAAAATATTGGTAGATTGAAATTTACCTGTTGAAGCATTATATACCAACATGTTACCATTACTTTCACCGCTTATTTCAACATCCGTCAAATCGCCGAGAGTTTGTGCTGAAGCACCTGTAACCTTTTTAACAGGTGTGCCAATAGTAATTTTTTTAATATGTGTAATATTTGTTGCCATTTATGTCACCGATGGGCTAACTCTAATTTTTCCTTCAAGTATTCTCTCCACAACAGTTGATCCGTTTGAATCAACAAAGGAGATTTCTGCATCATAAACGTAGTTGCCTACTTTAAGAGTATCTGTTTGAGCATTTGTCAAGGAAAGAGTTAGGATACCATCAGTTTCGGGAGTATTAATTGCCGCAGCAAATGACAATGTATCTGAATCAGTGCTATTATAATTGCGCTTCATTTTAGCAGCTGCACTGTAATTGGTAAGGTTTTTGGGATTACCAGATGCGTCAGTAAGATCTAACTGAATCGCAATATCAGAGCCTTTATCTATTGTAAATTTTTCGTATTCTGCCATTTTGGACCAATCCGATGCTAAGTAACTCGACATAATAAGCTTTAATCTATTTATAATAATATATAATTTTATGAACGTAATACTATTAAAACATGGCAAAAAATATTCTGCAAATGACGTGAATCGACAAGCGGAAAAATTAATGCACTATGCAGATTATCCTATTTTTTGTTTTACAGAAGACGCAAAAGATGTTATAATAGATTGTATAGACATACCAAAGAAACCTAAACTTACAAAATGGTGGAATAAACTTCATGTATATAGACACGACTTTATATTGGATAATCGTTGCGTCCTGTTTGATCTCGATATCGACATCATTAATAACCCTTTTCCTTATATTGAATCTATAGATTGGAGATATCCAACATTTATTAAGGATAAATGGAAGAATGATTTATATTGGGAATCTCATGCATACGAAACAAAATTAAACAGTTCAATTATGGCCTGGACTTCTGGCAGAAACACAGAATATTGGGATGTGTTTAGTAGGAATATAGATTATAATACGAGAAAATATGCCGGCATTGACAGATATATTTGGGATCAGAAATTTAACTATAAAACATTTGATAGTGGTATAAATGCAACAATTATTCTTTGATCGAGTGGTCAGTCTTTTATCTGAAATTTATATTAAATCAAAATATGTAAAGGATATAGATATCTTTCGCCTGAAGGATATACTTGATTCCTTAAGTAAAGGACAGTTTGAAAATAAAGAGTGGGCAGTAAAGGAGCTTCAACCATATTTAAAAAATAAAGACGCATGTATAATAATTGGTGGGTGGTATGGATTGCTTTCATATATATTAAAAGAATTGCAGTTTGATGGAGACGTATGGAATTATGATTTGGATCCAGTCTGTAGGGAATATGGTGAAAAATTAGTAATACATGATAAGGTGCATTTTATTACAGATAATGGCCTCACATTTGTAAATGATGAGGCATGGAATAATAAAAATAAAATTATTATATGCACGGCATGTGAACATATTGAACAAGATGATATTAATGAAATGTTAATAAAAAAAGATAAAGATGCAATTGTTTGTTTACAGTCAAATAATTATTATGATATAGATAGCCACATAAACTGTCATGACTCGCTTGACCATTTTATATCAGAATTACCATTAAGGGAAATATATTACTCTGGCACAAAAAACTGGAATAAAGAATATGATAGGTTTATGGTTATTGGTAAATGATATTTTCAATTTATAAAGAAACAGAAAACCTAAAAGATCATTATGATTTTTTAAAACAAAGACAAGAGAAATATGCTCAAACAATTGGAGTAGATTATAAGCTATATGGTGATGATGATCAGTACAAAGAATATAAAGAAACATTTAAGGACAGACCATATATCAATGAGTATAATATAATAAACTTTTACAAAATACATTTGCTATATGAAAACAGCAAGAAATATGATAATGTTGCCTACTTTGACTTTGATGTTGTTCCTGTAACTACTGAAAGTGTATTTGATATTGATATATCAAACGGAATAGCAGTTCGGGTAAATCATGAATCCTATATGAAAGAATTTGAATGGCGTATGACCAAATGGGAAGGTAAGGCCTTATCCACAATAAGATCACCAACCGCAAAATATTGGAATACAAAGGCAATGTTAATTTATAATGGTATGGATGGTGAAAATGATGTTTATAATACAGGAATCGTTATAGCAAATAATGAACAATTGAAAAAATTAGCCTACTTTGACAACTTTGAAAATGACTTAGATTATATGCATGAATTGGTAACTGAAGATGATATGTTTCCTGATATTATTTCAAACATGTTTGGGTATGATAATGAAACCTTATTCAGTTATAAAATGATCAAAAATAAAGTCAACCTTTTAAATTTAGATGAGGATTGGCATTATGCTCTTACAATAAATAATAAGTCTATAAAAGGTAACCCCAAACTTATACACGTTATAAACAAAAATTTTAAATATGTGGAAAGATATGTCAAAAAGAATAATCTTTAGTGTTTGGTCAGACTTGGTAGATGATCATCCCTCTGCATCAGATAAAAAAACAAAATTATTTAATCTTTACAAAGACCGACTTATTGAAAAACAAAAAGAATATGCACATATATGCAATTCAGATTATGAATTATTTACACCTGACAAAAATAATTATGTGGATGTTCAATTTTATAAAATACTACAAACAGAAAAATTATTGGAACACTATGATGAGGTTCTTTATTTGGATCTAGATGTAATACCAAAAACACAAAAGATTATATTTGATTCATTTAATTTAGATAATGTTTCGGTATATCAATTATTAATTGGTGTATCACGTTGGGTAAAACCTAATCTCAGATTTAATAATTTTTCGGGTATGGGTAGATATGCTAAACTATCTTGCAAAAAGGCAATGTTACTTTTGGATGATATAACAGGAAACGATAATATAGCAAATACTGGTGTGTTCTGTATGAATAAAACAGCAGCCGAAAGTCTAAAATTTTCTGAAAGATTACCTGAAGCTGAAAAAAGATTTATTGATGCGATTGAAGATAATCTATACCCTGAGGAAATGAGTTCATGTTGGAAAAGAAATAACGAAGTCTTTTTAACTTACATGTTGGAAAAATATAAAATACCAAATAATAATATCGGACAACCTTGGAATTATATACTAGATGATTTTATAAAATATTCTACTGATGCATGTTATTTTCAACATCAAGTAAATAAGGATTTTAAAATATAATATGCTGTGGCCAAATTAAAATATTTCTTTCAAGTGCGGTGCAAGTTCAAATATATCTTCATCATTCATTCTAGCAATCAAGCAAAAGTCTATCCACTTTAACATTCTTCTTCTTATCTCTTTTACGTTAGGATCTGTTGTCAGCTCTATACTTCTCATATTACCAATTCCACTTACCATAAGATTGTTTGTCTTGTAGATATCATGTTTTTCTACATAGTCATAACTCTCAAGATAGTCAAAGAAGTTTTTCTTTCCTTTTTCTATCTGGTCGACTGGTAGATATAATGGAGAACAATATTTTGGAAAGGTCACGATATTTGCCATACTAATTCTTTCAACACCTTCTATATTTTTCCAGTAATCTATAAGTTCTGGTAGATGCATCCAGTTGTAAATCGATACCGTAGAGACAATCACTATCTTACGTTTAGCATATTTATAGTAACGGTTTATATTATTGACAGTCTTTTCAAAGTTACCACCTCTAATCCAATTGTAAAGAGAACCGACACCGTCTATACTTGCTTGGATGTGCACTTCATCAATCTTATGTAATAACTCAATTACTGATTGAGTTACTAGTTGAAAGTTTGTACAAATCTCTACCCGACACTTAGGATTTGTATCCGCAAGCTTCTGTAGTATCTTTATATTGTTTGGATCTGCGAATGGTTCACCACCTTTAATAGTTAGGTGTTGTAAGCTAGGAACTATCTGTAAAATCTTTTCTACATCTTCATCAGTCATTTTGTACTGTTTTGTATGAAACTTATGATTCTCGTTTCTCCAATCGAGTCCAACTTGAACTGCATATGCTTCAGCCGGCGCCCATTTAGAAGAGTATTTACCAGAACATGTAACGCACATTTGATTACAAATATTGCTAGTAGTAATTTCTAAAAATCTTATAGGAATAATTGAGTTAGAGAGGTCTTCTTTGTAGGTAGGAAAATCGAATCTATTATAAGAATCGAATCTTGCAATTCTGCCTGCTTTCCAATGAACCTTGCAGACATTGCATTGCTTTGGAAATTCTTTTTTTCTAAATTTATCTCTGATTTCATTATATATTTTTGAATTGAAAAAATCACTTACATTTTCAATATTACTAATGTGCTCAATCGCCACATTATCGCCAGCACAACATAATACAATTTCACCAATCGGATTGATGGTGATACCCGTGTCGGGAACTAAACATTTCATCACTTTAAATAATTACTTATTAAACATAAAACTCACAAGCAATCTTAGTAGCTTCAATTATACTTTTTGCCTGTCTTAATTTCTTTTTTAAATTGGTATTTTTTGAATCTTTAATTGCCTCGACTTCAAAAAGTTGAAGTTTATATAAAAACAATTTTTCTTTCTTACCTTCTGGAGAATTATCTGCAGTTTCAAATATAGTTTTAGTTGCAATTTTCATTGAATCTGCAAGTTTATTATCCGATTCAAAATCGCGAATATCCCAAACCAGTCCTTCTTCTTTTGCCACAGATATAATTGCTTCACGATATACTCTATCCTGAGCTTTAATATGTTCATATGTCTCATCGTGAAGAGTTTCAATGTCCATATGTTTCTTGACCATTTCATATACTTCATCGCCATCTTCTGCCGGACAATATTCCACTCTGACTATATTATCATCTTCTTCATTTTGCCAATGTGATTCAACAACATTCTTTTCATTGTTTGCAAACATGGCTTTTATAAATTTATGGCCTTCCATTTTATGTTCTTTCTAAATTAAGGTTAAATCCATTCTGAACGACAATAGTACCGTTCGGAAATTCTTGTGCACGATAATCATTTGCAGATGCGGCATATTTTGTATATGCTCCACTCACCCCAATCATTTGTTTATTTGCTATTTGTGTACCCTGTCTTGTCCCACTACCGTTAACATTATACCTTAAAGAATATCCTGCTTCACTATGCAAGGCCCATTGTATTAACGGTTCAAATAAAGCATCAAATTCTGCATATGTCATATGTCTTAATCCACCAGGTTGATTTTTTCTATTTGCAGAATAATCAATACACAGTGGTGTTCTATAACCACTACCCTGTACGGATATATTTGAATCCACTCTTTGAAGATAATACGTGGTTGTTGAAAATACATCTTGAACAGACCCGGCACCACCAATATTTGAAGCAAGATAACCAGAAAGGTTTGCAACGGTATCCACAAAAACTGTTCCTAAATTTGTTGATCCGGCTATGGAAGAGGTTGTAGAAATATAATATGAACCTGCTGCCTGTATTCCTGCTTGTGTGGTCGATTGCATTGCAGCTGCAATTGGTCCTACAAAATATGATTTTACTTTATCGAAACTCATTTCTCTTAATACACCATCGGTTTCTAGCCATACAGGTTTTACATTAAGACTCTGATAATCACTATTTTGAAATGGGGTTGGTGAACCTACTGTTTGACTAATCTTATCATATGTGGAACCTACAACTAATTGTGGTTCACCTGTTGAACTTTCTGGTGGATATGATGTAACTGCTGGCCAAGGGCCAGATGTATTTCTAGCTGCTGTACCGGATTTATATCTGGTATCCGTCATATTTGGAGAGATATTACCGTTACTAGAAACAACTGATAAAGTTACAGATGGATTTTGCTGGTAAAGATAAGTAATCCTACCGAGCATTGCATTATATTCAGCCAGGGCATATTCTCTAATCCCCGTCGAACCATCTTCAATAAAGGGTCTGGTATTTGTCATTATGGAGTTCCTATATTAGGATCCGTTGATAACATATATCCTGCTAGGACAATAGTACCTGCTTCATTCTTAACTGTAAGTAAATGAGCATCTGTAAATTTATTATTATCAAAGGTAAATGATGAATCGATTGTTAGATTATTAATAAAGGCACTATCAATAGTGGCGCTATCTGAAATAATACTTTTTGTTGTCAGTTTATTTATTTTAGCACTGTCAGTTAGAATATAATGGGCATTCAGATAATTTACTGTCGCACTGTCAATAAAGAGTGTTCCACCAGAATCTACATTGATTTCATTTACATTGATTATATCAAATTCTGCACTATCTACATCCAATACATCTGAAACCGTTAGGTTTCTAATATATGCACTGTCCACTGTTGCACTATCAGCAACTAACATACCTGCTCTAATGATACGAAAAGTTGCTGAATCTGCTAAAAGATTTTTAAGGGAAAGAACACCGGCTGATAACAAAGTGTTAATACTATCAACAGTATCCCAAAGATAATTAATGGACATAACAATATTGGAATCATTTGATTTACCAGCAGTGGAATCATATTCTAAAAAAGCAGAATCCAATAAATCAAGATCCCCAATGTAATCCGACATCAGGTTGGTTTTGGAAACCCATTGACCTATGGGAGCATTAGTTAATATTTCTTCTTTTCTTGTCATTTTTTACACCGAATCTAATTTGAATCCACCAAAGTATATAACTCCTGGATCAGAAGCTGTATCTGGACTTGCTGAATCTGTTATTAAAAATTTACTTGCTGTATTGAATGTTAATCCATCAAATTCTAAATCACTATCCAGTATCAAATTATTTATACTAGCTTTTGGTATTACTGCACTATCACTTCGAATATGAACTGATCTTAATAGATGACTGACGGTAATTGAATCAAGGTCAGGTTGAGTAGGATGGAAATTTAATATATGTGCTTGTGATATTGTGACCACGCCATTACTATCAGCGATCAGTTTATCCACTCTGGAACTATCCACAATTACGATTTTATTAAACTTTGCACTATCTAATAATGATGCATCAAATGAACCTATATTACTTCCATCAACAACAATATTATTGAAAGTAGCATTACTCTCAATATACAAATCATAATTAAAATCAGGTATAAGATGCACATACCCATTAAGGATACTTTGAGCTAAATTAGTAGATCCTATTGAGTCGCCATCTTCATATGAATCTCTCACATATAAATCTGCAGCATAAAGAGTAGATCTACCTAATGCATTTTTCCCAATATTTTGGGAATCAGGAAAATTCTCTAATCTCAGAATATTAAAAGTGGCTGAGTCTACTCTTAATTCAAGTTCATCAAAATTAGTGGAACCAGTACCATTAAAAAGATTCAATATTTTTGTCATTAATGGATCATACACATAATTTAGTGCTGTAACAAAACTTGCCCCAGTTGATGAGTTATGTGGTCTGACTACGTAATTGTTAAGAATATCTGGTCTAAAACTATCCAGATTACCCATATAATCAGACATGGTATTCTGACTATCGATCCATTTTTGGAGAGTGTTATCACTATCAATTTGAATCTGCCTTGCCATTATCTTAACCTATCCAGTATTTCTCTCATCATATCCTTTAATTCACTAACATCGTGTTTTAGATCTTGTATTTCTTGTTTTTGTGATCTTCTTAAATCTTTGGCAATTTTGGCCTTTTTAATTGATGTGGTATCAACGTTCAATATTGCATTATTATTTAAATCACGTACTAAAGTATTATGATTTTCAACTCTTGCTTTCATTATACCGCCAATGCAATTACTCTTAAATCCTTAAAGGAAGGAACCAAGGCACTGCTTCTTGATTTCATTACAATTTTAAGAATAAACTTATCAAACGGATCAACAAATCCACCGGTACCACCAACCAAGAAAGTGTAATCTCTAAATACGGATGGATTTTCATCACTCTGTACTTGTTCCTCAGAAGCAATGTATGTCCAATTCATATCATCAAAGTTTTGATCTTCAGTTGCAACTTTATAGTAGACATCAAATTCAGCAACTGATGGTTTATTTGCAGATAGTAATACCTTAACACCTACTGATGGTGATTCAAGAATAACTGGCTTTACGATATGCTTTGATAAGTGTGAACCACCATTTGGATCAGTTTCATCTGCATAGTCGATTGGATTATTTCTATTGGCATTTATTAGGACACCAGTTGAACCAGCAGAATCCTGGAAATCAATTTCATTATGGAACATCCACATACCAGTTCTTTGTAAATCGATTACCGGAGCCACATCACTATCTTGCGTAGTCAGATTCAGTTTAAATGTTGCTGATTTAGCACCACTCATGGCATTTGCCTCACGTTCGTGACTTGCAAGAACCTTTGGTGTTAGGAAGTAATTATCTTCGTTCAGAATAATACTTGTATATGATCCAGCCTTGGTATATTGTGTTTCATTACCAGCGAGAGATTTACCTTCAGTAAGTTTTGCATCAATTGTGATATCAGTATTTTTAGGAATTAATGTTTGAATCTTAGGAGATAAAATCTCATATTTGATATTTTGAGTGGCAAGTCCATCAAGACCACCAAAGGTAGATGAATCAGTTGCAGCACTATCGGCAGTGATCGTATAGAAGTTTTCATCTACTGCCACAATAGTTCTAGAACCATTTAGACCCTTACCAGTCATACCATTACCAAATGACTGTGAACTATCCAAACCACTAATTACAACCGTATCACCGGCAATGAAACCATGATTTGGCTGAGAAACTTTAACAGTTGTTGAACCTGAGTCTACTTCAAATGGATCTTGAGGTAATAATTCAAGAGGAATTTTAGGATTTTCAAGGATAACTTCTGCAGATGTATTCTTGAATTTAGCTGCTAGAAGATCAAATTTCATATCCTTATTTTGTGCCGGAGTCCAGGTTGAACCGTTCTGAGATAGGAATAGGGATCCAAGTGTAGGTTGTTTTGCAACTTTACGAGCAGTTGAACCAACCTCAAACTTTTCTGTTTCAGCTACATAGACATTATAATCTACTGACTGAGCAAGAAGAACAATTGCGTATTCGGTTAATCCACTAAGGAATACTGGCTCATCAAATTCAAACTCTGTGGCAGTCAATGAATCATTTGATACATTTACATTTACTGGATTTAAGAATTTTACTGCACCAGGAACTGGGATATTATCTGGAACACCTGCAATCATAGGTCTGATCTGCAGTTGAACTGGAATATTGGCATCTTTTGTTTTAAAGTAAATTTTAACCTTAGTGATAAACACACCATTTGGTTTACTTACAAAGAATGATTGTGCCAACGGATCATTTGGATTTGGTTCCGGTGTATTCTTATCATCATCATTTTGGAATGGTGGACTAATACGTGACCGAGCAGTTACAACAGATCTGATTGCAATCTGACGAGTAGCTTTTACAGTACGGTCTACTGTTTCAAGTACACCATTTGCATCAAAATAACCTTTTGAGAATGATGTGGCAAATTCTGAATTACCACCGGTCACATCCATTAATTCGAATGCCCGTGTGCCAGTCCTAAACCGAATGGCATTGGTATTTGGAACAAAGAAGGTACCTTCAATTTTACCTGCAGCATCTGATGTCAATACACGATCAGCTGCCGAACTAGTATCCGGATGGTTTGTTGCACGATTGTGTTGACGTCCTACTGCAACATTACTTGCCCCAATACGGCTAAATGATGCAGTACCGTCAACCCAATCCGCTACCGATGTACCATCAAAGAAAGGATAATGACGTGTATTAGGTTTCAAACCTTGCACACGGAATGCCATTTTAATAGAGCGCATGAACGGGATTAATGCAACATCAACAACTTTTTGGTCAATTACTTCACGAATGGTTTGTTCAGATACAACACGATTTACCCGCGTCACATTGAAGTTGCCTTCTTGAGCAGTTCTTGCACCAGTTACATTTGTTCCTACTGCAATACCACCCCAGTTCCATCCCCAGTTACCAAAGAGACGGTTTGAACGGTTATCCAAACGAGTACCACCACTTACCACTTTGGTATGACGAACCTTGGTTTCTTTCCAGTGATCTGAGGAAGGAGATAATTCTGAATAACCCTCGTTGGTAATAACAGCAAATGGATTAATATTTTCAGTACCAGAGGCAATATCGTTTTTGATAAATGATACATGATCATATTTCATATAAACATTATCACCTTTTAGAATAGTATTAGTTGATTGACCTGAATCATAAATCAATCTTACTTCATCTTCAGAAAATAGCGGCCGTAATATTTTATTTTGTGGATCAACAGAAGCACGATATTCAACATTGTCAATATCAGATGATTGGTGATCAACAAAGTTATCTACAAGGAAACCAGATTTGGTACGATCCAAACCATTTGAATCCAATACAGAGAAATTTTTAAGATCTATTTCAAGGAGACTTAATGCAGTTACCTCTTCCAGATTATCCAGTCTATCTTCAAGTCTGGATAGGTCTTTCATCGTAAACCCTTTTGCCTCAACCTTTCTCATTTCCATATCACTATCTGAAATGGAACCTGCATTCATTTTAATTTGGTATAATTCCAATGCACCTTCTGGTGTTTCAGGGAATTGTGGGTTAAAGCTTGAAGTCCCTTCAAGATACTGTAACGGATTTGTTGCAATCAGTTTATCGTAACGAGGTAGATAATAAGTCACATCTGCTGTCACGAGGGATGTATTTGATGGAAGTGGATTATATTTTGCAGTTGCTGCACTAAAGTTAGTACCTGCATCATTCTTTCTAGAACGGAAATCAAATACATTCTTTAAATCATATGTTCTACCTGACGTTGCAGTATATTTTGGAATTTTATTATATGGTGATGGATACGATGATGGAGCAAAGAAATCACCAGATGCGCCATGTGCGTAATAATTAAACCGAACAAATACATTACCTGGTGGCGCTGATTGATTACCTTTAAGAACCAAACGGCCAACACCATAAAAATTATCTCTTTGACCATTATCAAGAACAAATCTTGCCTGGATATCCATACCGTCTGAATCAACCAAACGAACCCGTTCAATACCTGTAATATCTGCCTTACCGAGGGAAACATATGGTGCACCAGTTGCCGGTGTGGTTACCGTAGTAGTTACAGTTGTATTTGTAATCGTTTTAGTTCTTGCAGTTGCATTTACAGATTTTTTGTAAATTATTTCAAGGTTGGTTGATGCAGGGGCACCGGAAATAGACGCGCCAGTACCACCACCAGATAGTGCAATTGCTGGAGTAATTAATGCTCCAGTATCTGTTCTTGCAATAATCCAATCTGTTGTATCGGCATATAATTCACCACCTGATAGTGTAGGCAATGATGCATTACCAGAACCGTCAGTAGTTCTTGTATCCCTTCTCAAAACATTATATGATGTATTTACAATACCTTGAACTCGAGGATGTGTGAATCCGAAAAGAAGTGTATTATTGGCTTTATCTTTTAATACAGCATTTGAATTTTCCAAAATTGGATTTGCATAGTTTGTGGCATCGACAGCGATTGAACGGACCTTACGGAAATCTTGACCAGAATTCATTTGGATATCCATTAGATAATAACGGATATTTGCTCCATCCTCTTCAACGGATTTAACTCGGGCAGTACCAATTGTGGATCCGCTATTACGGTAACCATCTTTTAGATTATATTGTTCAAACTCATCAATATTTGGAACACCAAGTGAACTATCACAAAGCAGATAGTTACCAATACCAATTGATAACACATCATTGGTAATTGTTTCTGTATCGTCAGCACGATTTACGTCAAGAGATGAATAACCATTATATTCATTTCTATAGCCATTTAGGTATATAAGACCAGGTGAAACTCTTAATGAATATTTATTTGCTGAATCTGTAGGATGTTGTTCATAATTAATTTTAAATGGTCGCTTAATAAAATCACCATTAATTTCCTTAATACGAGTAGCACTAAAGTCTTCAATTTTATTATATGATTCATCAGTTGATACGGTTTCAATAACCTTACCATTTTGAGTTTTTGCATAAAATACAAATATTTCATCAGAATCAACTTCTGATTCAAGTGCAAGTGTCATGTCAATACGATAACGGTCAGCACCTGGCGCAGTCAGATTTGGTAACGCACCTTGATTATCATATAACCCTTGATCATCATCCACTGTAAAAATTCTTTGGGCTACTCTAAATCCAATATTAAGTGAAGGAGTTGATGAATATTTTGCAATAATTTTACTTTGAGCATCTGCCTGAACGAAATGGCCTTGGGTAAAAAATACACCTTCATTTGTTGAGGCCTTTGTACCAGTACCCATAGCAGGATTGGCTGTGGTATTTGTTAATTGTACTGTTAAAGGGGTAACTGAATTTGTAAGATTTTCACCAGGAGTGAATCTAATAGGTGTGGTTGCTCCAGCAACTCCAGCAGATGTATTTGTGTATTCAACATAGATTGTGGCAGGGTCACCACCTGCAGCAGGAACGACCTCTACAATTTTACCAATAATACTGGAAGTAGCACCAGTAATTGTAACCCCTAATAATGAATTGGGTGTTGTCGGTAAGGTATTCGTTGTTGTATCTAGTTTTACAAATTCGTATCTGGTGTTAAGTGTAATACCACCACCTAGAACGGCGCCACCTTCCTTAAAAATATTTGTACCAAAACGTTCGATTTGTTTTTGGATAATAGTTTGTAGTTGGGTTAACTCTCTTGCTTGGAGAACCTTACCACTATTAAACAAAATTCTGTGATAGTGATCACTGTCTTTGAAATCATCTTTGTATTTGGTTTCAAATAGGGTTTGTGTTAAAGTATTTGCCATCTTCTATCCCTTAGAACGAAATAATTATTTTTACATCTTCAGTTTGTGTGGTATCTCTTAACACTGCAGCGCGATTATCAATGTATAAAATATCACCTGTATTCTTATCATATTTAGGCTTAATAAGAGCAGAGTCAATTATACCATCACCTGCGCCATTAGTTTCTTGTAATGCTTCACCATCTTGAAAAGCCACATAGCCTGTACTATCGGTTTGATGATAGAAGATTTCATTTGAATCAATATGATCAACAAATGCAATTGCACCAGAAGTTTGACCTTCCAATTTCTTATCACGAGTAAATGCAGTTACAGTACTACTTAATGTTAATTTATCAAGTGCGTTACCAGTTAAATCTGTAAATAATGATCCAGACTGTTCTCTTGGATCTCTCCAAAGTGAAACCTGACGGAAGTCCTGACCAGTAATAAAGTCACTATCATCTGGTTCCAACTGTGAATGGAACATTACGGCTGTGGATCTTAAATCCTCTCTTGCATCTCTACCAACACCTGAATCAGGTGCAACAACTGCACGAGCAGTAGCACCTGTACCACCACCACCAGTAATTGTGACCACTGGTGTATTATAATATGCAGCACCATGCGCAATAGTAGAACTATCTGGATCCATTGTGATATGAGTTACAACACCAAGAGCTGAGTCAATATGCGCAGTGGCAGCTGCACCAAAGCCAGTAGCTGTGGAAATGCCAACAGCAGGAACGGATGTGTAACCTGTACCGCCAGAAGTTAAAACAAGACTTGTTACCATCGCGGGTTTGGTATTATTTTGTACTGATTCGTGACGTAACTCAATGCCAGTAGAGTTTGAATCAGTGGGGCCTTGCTTTGATACAGGCATAAAGTTTGATGACATGAATTGATTTGCAGCAGAGGCAGAAATTGTATATAGGAATTTCCAAACATATCCATCACCAAGTCTAAACGAATTATCATTTGATGATTGTGGTTCAATAGTTGATGGTACAATTGTACCAGTTGCATTTCTACCTGTTTCAAGACAAACAAACACTTGGTTATTATCAGTCTTTACATAATATGGATTTACTGGATAACCAGAAACCAAATCATCATATTGTGAATAGATCGTACCACTTGCCCAATTGTTTCTAGGAACAACCTGTGACACTGCCTGAACCTTTTTCACAGACATTAACTGATCACGAACCTGTCGAATATCAGTAATTGTATCCTCGGGTATTGGAACATTGTCCGATGAATCCCACTGCTCTGGACGACCAATCCCCACATAGTAATTGTTACTATTTAGATTGAAACCATCAAAGAAGTTTCTTGCTAAAATTTTTCTAAGTTGTCTTGTAATAATTGCTGGCATTTTTATTTCCTATGGATTAGAATCCACCACCTCCACCTTGCGTTGCGGCAGAATTAAATTTAACATAAAATCCGTTATCGCTATCCTTAAAAGCTAATACTGGCCCACCTGTTGAAGAATCACCGTCAATGATAATTAAAAGATCACCTGCCTTACCATCGGTTGGAAGGTCTGCATCTAAATACATTGCCAAATTTAATCTAAGTCCACCATTATCATTAAAACCGGTACCTTTTTGGATTGTAGCACTATCGCCGATATAAATTGTATTGCCTGAAAGGTATAGATCTTTCCAACGAAGTGTAGCCGTACCTAGGTCATATGTACTATCAAATACTGGAACAAAATTAGTATTTAATGAAACATATTTATCACCACTTACATTACCTAATACGAATACCGCACTATCAGTTGAATTGTTTGCTTTAAACTTAAGTTGTGATAAATTCTCGATCGTTAAGCGATCATTTCCTGTAGTATATGTGAATCTAGCGCTATCAAGTTCAAGTGACGTGGTCAAATAAGCGTCTCGATATCTTTTAGTGTTTGATCCTATATCGCGCGCATTAGTTGTATCTGGAATCAGTGGAACCTGAATATTTTGAGCCATTTGATTCCATGCTGCAGAATCCAATGTACCTATGGTTCTATTATTTAAATTTGAATCAATAAGTTGAATGGTAAGGCCTGAATCCAAGGTAAGATTATTTGACGTTAGATAACTCTTTGTCACATATGCATCTATTTCTTGACGAGTTAATGTGGAATCCAGTCCTGGATCAACTCTGTTATTAATATATGTTGTATCAATTAAATTAACTACACCAATCGAATCAATGGAATTTTGTTCTATCAGATCGATTGTTTTTGCTGAATCTAAACTACTTGTAAATGCAATAATAGCAGCAGAATCAAGAATATTTGGATTAATGGCAATGTCGGATAAAAGTGCAACCGTACCACCACTATCTGGCAAGATAATAACGTTGTCTTTGGTAGGCTCTGTTGCTCTTAGATATGTTTCGTTATTATCTGCTGGTGTTGAATTAGGACTGTCAACACCAATGAATACAACACTTCTTTGATCAAACGAAATACCTTCAAGGTTTAATCCACCTGCTGAATCTGAAACAAGAAGTCCTAAACCTGCAACTTCTTGATAAAGTTCTGCAAAATTTGAATTCATTTTGATAGCACCAGACCGCAGTGTATCACCTGTTCCGTCGTTCCCTGCGCTACCGACTGCTATAATTTGTCTTGCCATTTCTTAATTCCTCATTTAATACCACTATTTATAATAGTTATACAGACTTACTGGGCCATCACTGTCAGATGCTTTAATATGATATGTTCCATCGAATGTTGTAAACGGTGAAGTACTTGAGAACTTCGTAAACGTATCGTCGTATGTGAGATGGAAACCAGCCCAGTGATCGACATCCGCAAAGTTGGAGTCGATGTAACGAATAGTTTCTGATAGACCAAAGTTTTCTGGAGTTTTGTAAACACTGAGTCTTTCTGGTGCAAAGTCAACATCGTCTTCCTGTGGAGTATAGTATCCAGGATGGACGTAACCAGCATTAACATAACCTGTACCATCATTATTATCAGCATAGATACCAGTAACTTCTCCTTCAATTCTACCAAATACAAGTGATGCACTTGAATGAATCTTTTCACGAGGATCAAGTTCTGGAAGTGATTCTTCGGTTGTGACACCAATTGGTACATTTGATAAAATTACAACTTCTGCTGCTAAATGATAACCAGATGGGTGTACATATTTTCTCCATAATGTTTCCCAGACATGAATAGGAAAAGGAGAACTAACCAACAAAGAAAATACTTGATAGATTTGACCATCATGAATTCTCTTACCAAACTCAGTACCAATCTCATCTACACCAACATAAATGAGATCTTTTTTCGGATAAATTATTTCAACATCTTCTTCATTAAAGAAAGATCTGAAAAAACCATAACCTGAATATTCTGAACCTTTTACCCTAAAGAAATTACCAAAGTTTCTGATAACCTCTCTTGGAAATTTAAATATTGATCCACCAACGCCCAGACCTACCTCATCAAAGAGAAAATCCAATCTTGCAAGTTCGGTATCTTCATAATCTCTTATGGTGGCTATTTCATTTACTATACCACCCCATTGTTGATCCGAATCCAAATATTCATAATATCCTTCCAAAAAGGCTATTAGGTTTGGATAATCTTCTTGAAAATATTCCGGAAGGACTTCTAAAACTGCACTTTTCCTGAGATTAACAGGAAGTCTATTATAGTCCTTCAGGGTCTCTGAATTATTTGGTGAGTTTGCCATTATGTTACTTTAAGTGTCTCTGTTTGCCGATCAATTATTGCAGTAGCAGATGACCGGTCAGTTTCCAATTTGAGTATCATATTTCTAAGAGGTTGTATGGACGATTCATTATCTGGTGTAACCTGAATTCGAATAAATGTATCACCACTTAAAAGACGGACAGGTTCAAATCCCACTATTGAAATAATACCATTATCCGGATTATAACTTCCGACATTGTCGAGTACAATATTATCATCCAAATCAAAAATTGCAAGTTGACTTGAACTGAGTCTATTTTTGATTATACAAACAAGTCCATTAAATTCAAATGCATCTGTTCTGATTCTATGGAATTGATCATCTGGATCTTTAATTGTACAAGGGAATTGAACATCAAATGTGTTCAATGTTGCTGTTACAATTTCCTCACGCATTTGAACCTGTATACCAATCTTGGTATTTAGAACTGCCTTATTAATTGCATCAATTTCTGTTAGCAAATTACTCTTACGGAATACCTTATTAAATGATTCCAAATTACGAGAAAAATAATTTACAATAAACTGTGAAATATTTGCCTCTTGAGTTTGATTTGATAAACCAATTAGTGCAGGATCAAAATTAAATGATGTGGTTAAAATTAAGAATACTTCCTTTGGATCTGTAAATTTGGGTGTCATTGACATTGTGGAAAGATTCTTTACATAATTTGCCCGAATCTGATCCTTTACAGCCTGTTGTACACTTGTTGCAATACCAGGTTTAAAATTAAGTGAAATATAAACTGCACCATAATCCAATGGTATGTTTTCATCACCAGACCATACAGCGGCTTCTTTAACATCTGGAAAATTGGTTTCAATAATACCTTTATAATCAAGTGATGTTACTAATCTTTGCTGTGAGGCAAATGCAATTGGAGCAAGTTGTCTAATGGATTCTATTGACTGTTTTTCAGAACCACCACTAGATTTGGTTGCGGTTACTGTACTTAAAATATATTGAATATTGTTTATAGTTACTTGGTTACTGGCATTAAATACAGTTCCGTTATTTGCATCTGGCCCTTTTGATGATAGGTACGTTACAATAATCTTTTGCCCTGGATCAGGTGATTTACCAAATGATGTGCCATCACCAAAGTTTACCTCATAAAAACCACTGGGTGATTCATGAATGCTATAATATTCAGTTTCTGAATCAATTCTAATAGCTTTGGATAGAGGAAGGTATTCACGATAGGTATTTGAAGTAAGACTGTCATAAACCAAAACACGGGCAGTAGATTTATCCATGGTTTCATCAGGAATGACATAAACCTGTCTTTCATCTTTTTGCCCTACAATAAAGGTTTTTGTTTTCTCTATTCCTTCATGAATAGGAATACTAGTTGATCCATCAATGGTTGTAAATTCATATGTGCCTGAACCATTATCTCTTGCTGAATATGTTTCCAAAGTTCTAAATGTATAGGTAGTGCCATCAATTGATGAAGTGAACTGAGTACCTCGAGGTAATGAAATGGTTACAGGCCGACCAGGAACATTTGTTAAATTAAGAGATAATTCAACAAGAGCTTTTGCAGATGTTCTTGATCTGGTCTCATACCCCAACATTGAAGCATGTGAAACAATGGAACTTCTTAATTGTGCTGTTGGTAAAAATGCCTCATTTAATGCAAAGTTTGCAGTAAGGGCATTTATATGTGTATTATAGGCCAAAACATCTAAAAGATTGTTTAGTCCAGCACCCTCGAAGTCATAGGCATTAAATTCATCTTTACTTTGAAAATAATCCTTAAGTCGATTCTTGATTGTATTAAAATCAAGATCAGCTGATTGTACTGTAGTTGCCATTTATCTTAACCTCGTGAGTGATAATTCTAAAGAAACTGGTTCAACCGAATTTAATGTTTGAAAAGTAATATTTGCATGAACTATATTTTTCTCTGGATCCAAAGAAATAGAAACCTCTCTCATTTGAGCACGTGGTTCGTGCAATGCAATAGTTTCAAATATTTGGTCTCTAAGGATATCTGCTTCTACAGTCGTATCAAGTTCAAACAAAAAACTATTTAAATTACCACCGTACGTGGTATTAAAAGGTTTTTCCAAAAAATTGGTCATTAATATATTTTTTACTGACTGTTTTACAGCCGCAACATCTTGCTTTTTATAAACGTCACCAGAAGGTTTTGCAGCAAAAAATAAATCAAGGTCTTTATACAAAACCCTTTTAGTGGTTGTTATAGACTTTGTATTTAAATTTCCATCTTCTAATGCAAAGGCTTTTGCTGGCATGTTTAATTTCCTTTTATCCTATTTATAATGAAACTATTCAATTATTTCGATCAATTCACCAGTTGCTTGCACATAATTATTATATCTTGTTTCAAGTTTGTTCTGATAACTTGCCTTAAATCCTTCTTGTAATTCTGGCATAACGACAATAATCTGAACGTTAAGTGATCCATCTGGATTATATGTGTCATAATCCAAAATCATTTTTTCATATTGTTGGCTATCTTTCCACCAAGCAGCAAGTTTAAATGTTTGTTTTAGTGCAAGTTTACCTTTACGATTTCTAAGTTCATATACAATGGCACGACCATATGTTCTATAATCATTAACACTACCAGCAGTAATGATTTCAGTTTCGGATGGCTTATAAACACCTTCTGAAACGATAAGTCTAAACTCATCGAACTCACCTTCATCTTCAATTACTGATCTCATTAACTGTCCATGCAGATAAAGATATTTTGCAGTTTCAAATCTATCTTCTGCAAACATATGATCAATGGTTACCGAATCACCATGGCCGCCCAAAAACTTTGCAACGGTAATACCTCTTGCAAGTTTTGTTCTTTCTGTGATAAACTTCTTACGGCGTGGATCATAAATTGGATTTGGTTGAATTTTAACCACAGCATTTTGTACAGAACCTGCAAACCTTTTGGCCTCAGCACCTTTAATCTTACCAAATACCTCTTTTGGATTTGCAAATCTTGGTGTTGGTTCATCATCTATAACTGACCCTATTTTTAAAGGTACAGCATTTGAATATGTTGAATTAAGTATACCGTCAGCAATTGCAGTACCTATAAAGTCTTCATTATTTTGTGCAGCTGCATTTCTTAGTTTTGATCTTACCTCTCTTGTGGTAAGTGTTCTATTTGCAACCCCGCCATAGTCGGTAATTCTGTTGATTGAATTAAGAATTACGTTACCAACATCAACGGCAACTTTGAATATACCATAGGCAGAATTAAACCAATCATTTTTGATAACAGAGTTGGTTGGTTGGACTGTTGTCTTATTAGTAGCAACAGTCGTATCGTCTGTATTTGTCAAACCATTCGGTCCGCCTGGACCACCTCCACGTGAAGCGAACACTGCATTATCAGCATTAATTGAATTATCTGCAATACCTGTTAAATCCCCATGAAAAGTATTAGCATACATCGCCGTGGCATGAACAGAGGTTGAATTAACACGAGGGATATGAGCAGTGTGACCATAATAAACCATGTTTTCACCACCCATTGTACCACTATCACCAATAAAGGTTAAACTTGATGCACCCATATTGATATCAGGTGAAGTTGCGATATATTTGTTTTCAGCAGATATTTGATATTCAGAACCAACAATATCCTCTTTATTAATTCCTACTGTTGTACTTTGGTTTTGTTTTATAATATTATTTTGATCACCAAGGATAAAATTTGTTTCTGTTCCGGTTATTGTCTTTGATATATTACGGTTGACAAAGGTTTGATGGTTATTATTAACATCTTGTCGATACCCACCCTTAATTTCTTCTATCTTATCGCCACCGGCTGTAACATTAATATGACCACCCACATCCAAATCAAAATCACCATCAACTCGTAATTTTAAATTTCCATGGTATACAATATCACCATTACCTTCAATGATAACCTTTTCACTACCGGCTGCAACACGAATAATATTATTTGTTGCATTAAGTATTACAGTACCATCAGCGCGCATTTCCACACCAGCACCAGTTTTATGTCTAAACAACATGCGTTCACGACCAGGTGTATCATCGACTTCTTGCACATGGCCAGAAACAGTTCTTTTAACTTGATTCAATGGTGCTTTTGATGAAGGGTATGGGGTTAATTCAAGGTCTAGACCAACATCACCACCACCAATAAGTAGTTCATTTTCCTCTATACCTCTGGCTTCAAGGTTTATTGATGGTGCATTAGCATATTCACGTTTTGGAAATACACCTTTAGGATCAGCATAAGGATCACCCTTCTGGTCAATTTCTGCGCCTATTTGTAACTCTTCGGTTAAACCATCATCAGACATTATTCATCTCCATCGTTCAGATAATCATCAGTAAGGTCAGCATATGGATCATCATCATCCGATCCATCATCACCATCTGGTATTTCTCTTTTCTTTGCCAAATATTCACCAACATCAAATGCAGGTCCGATAAGTTTTACCGAGGTATTAAGCTTTTGTAATCTACTAATGACATAATCACCACCTTTATTTTCAATAAGAGTTTCAGATTCATTTAATAGTTGATCATTTCCTTTAAATACTCCACCAGGCGAATGTCTATACATAACATCAATTATCATGTCAAATGATTTCCATTGTTCTGCTGTTATTGATTTTTCAGATAAATTATTGTAATTAATCCCAGCATCTGGAGCCTCACCTAGTATACCAGCATCAAACGTAACCATAATTCCTTTATCATGTATTTTTTGGTATTTACTTTTGGATTTTTCTTCTAACTTACTACTTAGGAAAGTAGTTGGTGCTGTACCAATAGGTATTAACCTTTCAACCACTCCATCTTTCCTTATTAAATAGTTGCACCTCTGATAACCATGCCGACCTATTGGTTCACCAGCTGCAGCACGTTTTTCTTCTGGTCTCCTTGTGTATGCCTTATATCTTCTTCGATTAAATATTTTTGCAGTGTAAAATTCGTTTTCAGCACTGGCAGTCCAATTTACAATTAAATGTTTTATTTCTCTAGGAGAACTTTTTAATTCTAATTCAAACTCTTTTTTGCTATTAATTGGCTCATACCCACCCCAAAATTCATTATCTATTTGATTATATCCGAGTTGATCAATACCGGTTGATCTAGTTTTAGTAACTGTTTTTACAGGAGTTGTTGGCTCATCAACTGCAGTTTTAGTTCCTTTATTTACAGTTTTTGCAATTTGAGTGGTACCGGTTTTTCCGACCACATCAGGTACAGGCACTTTTGTTAATTGATCAATACCTCCTGGCGCGCCTGGTACAATTTTACCTATTTCTTTAAATGCGCCAAGACCTTGAGAGTTACCAACAACTGACGCCATAATATTACCAAATTCCATACCTAAGGAACCAAATGGATTTCCAGGCGCTACAGTATTTGCCCCATTTGCAATTAAATCTACGGCACTACCTATAACATTACCGATACCTTCTGTAATACCTTTTAATGGATTTTTTGTAACCGGTAATGATAAAGAAGATATTGGGTCTGGTATATTTACTGCAGGTGGTGCTATTGTTCCAGGTGCACCAATTGGATTACCTAATGCTCTAAATTGTTTTACAGAAAAATCCTTCTGTGGTTTAACAGCCAATAATTTTTGTTCCTGTGCAGCAACAACTGCAATTGCCTCATCTATTTCTTTATTAACCTCTGTTATTTCTTCATTATTTAATCCAAATTTCTTTAATGAATTTTGTATAAAAGGATCATTTTTAAGATCTTGTAATGCAGCGCCAGATTTAACTGCACTTTTTACCTTTGGTGCGTTAATACTATATTCTTTTTGTAACGTAGGATTTTCCAAACTTTTTTGAATACCCTTTGCACTTCCTGAACTAAATACCTTATTCAGATTTTTTGTACTTGAAGTGGTAGAGGCAACTAGTGTATCAATGTTGCCTTTATTTGATGGGGATTTTGTAACAGTAATACCAGGAACATTGGCTGTCATTTCTGAAGGAACCGGTTCAGGTTTATTTACTTTATTTGGTTTTGGTATTGCAGTCCTTGGTTTAGTTGCCTCTGTTAATGATTTAAATCCAGAACTTTCTTGGCCCAATTTATTTGAATTAGGCGCGGTTTCTGCAATAACCTTATCTGCCTTTATTTTATTTGTGGCGGCCTTTATTCTTTTCTGTTCAGGTTGATCCGAAGCAACTTTTGCCTGGGCTTCTACCTGAGCCCTTTCTGCTTTTCTTTTTGCCACTCTTGCTTTTACTTTAGCACGACTTGCAGCATTACGTATATCTCTATCAATTTCCTTAATGGCTTTAAGGTGAATTTGTAATTTGTTTATATTATCCAAATAGTATAAACTTGCGCCAGTATTTGTTCCAGACACTGCATCATATTTTAGGTTTGCAATTTCTCTGATTTTATTCCTCAGAGCCTGAAAATCACTTTTAATTAATTTTTGATTTGGATCAAGTCTAGGAAATGGATCAATTAAATATCTTGCAGCACTAAGAGTTTTATTTGCTGCTGCAAGTGGATCAAAATTTTCTGAATTTAGATCAGTAGACATTATTCAAACTTCCTAAATATTTCTTCGGCAAACTCGATACGTTCTTCTTCGCCAAGTCTTTTATATTGACCATCATCACCAACGATTTTCTTTTCTTCAACATCAGAAACCTTTTTGGTTTGATAACCAGGTCTTTCAAATTTTCTCATAAAAATAAGTGCTGCTTCCTTTGGAGTTTCTGCTCTTTTTAATTGCGCGTATCCAAGGTATGGAAGTGTTGTAAGTTCTTTACGAGTCCATAATAGTTGTGCATATAAACTTGTATATGTTAAATTGCAAGATGCCGCAAATTCCTGTAGTGCACCAAGTCTGTTACCTGCAGCAGGTGCTGGATTCCATTGCGCAATACCAAATGAATTTTCCCCAGGAATACCGGAAATTGCAACAGGGTTTATATCCCCGCGATTGGCATTTGCTCCAGACTCTTCACAAAAATTTCCAATTACTCCTGCAGCTGCCATAGGAGATAAATTACAACCTTCCTTTGTAATTAAAAAGTTAAATGCCTTTTCAATATTTGTATCACCATATAAATTTTCAGCATCCACTTCTTCAGGGGGCAAAAGATTTTTATTAATTGCTGGATCCAAATGACTTGGAATATCAGGTTGGTGTATATTTGATAATGGATCAATATCGGCTTCAAACTTTGGCATTGATCCTACAACAAGTGGTAACTGTGAATGAACACCATCAAGGAATACACCAAAAACTTGTGCTTGTTCTTTGATACCTGTACTTGCACCAAGTCCTGAACTACCACCTTCTGTAACAGGCACAACAACTTGTGCCCATGGCAAGTCACCATCACGAATCTCGCGATTATCATGAATACCTACAATACGAACTTTTACTCTACCCATTTCAAGTGGGTCATTGATACTAATAACCCTACCAACAAACCAACGGGTTTGATCACCATAAAATGGAGTGTTTGAAGGTATCATACGATTGCTGCCTCACTTGTAAAGTTTTTCATCTTTGCACACGTAATACTAATATCATATCTTTCAGTAGTAAATGAGTGTTTTGTTGCATACATTAAATAATCACCGGATCTTTTCATATCCCAATTATTGGTATTTTTTGATTCGGCCGGTTTATTTTGCAAAAAGTAAATACGAAGTGTATTACCAATTGTCATATTGTTTTGTGGATTAAGGAAACCAACACCAGATACCCTAATTGTGATTGGTGCCTTTAATAAGTGTTCCTTCATCACATTACCAATAACCTTTTTTGCATAATCAGTTGAATTCTTTTCTTCATTATATGATTTAAAAGAATTTAGGCCATTATTATATACACCAGCACTTCCTATTTGGGTAATTCTTTGTGATTGTATTTCATTTAAAACTTCACCATCAATTTCATATTCAGCAAAATTAAAATCCTTATCACGTGTTTTAGGAAGAACGTCAGTAACATCTTTTTTATAATTTAATTTATGACTGTGAATCTTTGATGTAAATGCATCATAGAATTGGTATTCAGCACCTATAACACCATTTTTGATCATTTCAAACATATTTTCCTTATCGCCTTCATTATAACTTAAAATAGGCAGATAATTATTTCCGATTCTTTTTTCTTCTGCTAAATTAGGAGTTGCTGCATACATAAAAGGTTTTGCTGAATTAATAGGTTCCTGATCAGCCATTGACATAAGATCATTTACTACAAGAGAATCAAGACCAAGAGTTGAAAAGATAAAATCAGGCACACCATCAGCAGTGGTCATTCTATTTTTTATCCATGCCATTGCTTTTAATGGATCAAGATTAGGAACAATTAGTTTCATATTATTTTGAAATGTTGCCTCCCCGGCCTGAACTACTTTTTTATCTAAAAATTCAGATGAAATTTTCTGTATAATTTCAAAAGGGTTACCGGAATAAGATTTATTAACATTCTTATAATTTGATTTAAAAAGAATATCCTCATATAGACTCAGAATAATAAATTCGCCAGTTTGGTTGACCTTTTGTGAATCAATTATTGTTTCAATTACAAATCGTTTTGTGATAACTGGTTCTGCTTGTAGGGCTGGTTTAATTTTTATTTCAACAAATTCAGCACCTTGTAAATCAAGTCTATCCATAAGTCTTGATTCATCCATAAATGCCAATTGGGCAGTTAAAAATGGAGAATCCAGATGCTCAAAGATATCCAAATCACTAACAAGATTTGCCACTTCTACTGGAATAGTTGAGCGTGATGAATATATCAGCACACTATCAAGGACATATTTTTTACTTGGTTCGGCCATTATGACGTTAATGCTCTTTTAAATGCGCTGGCAATTTGGATTATTTGATTAGGTTTTATCACCTTGATTTGTTTTAATGAGTTATTTATTTCATGATATCTATCGGCAATAGTTATTTCATTATAAAGCGCAGGCGCAGGTGATGTAGGATCCACGTCCACATAATTACCTTCAGCATCTTCATAGTGATGTGTGGCATTAAATTCATTACCAGTTCCAACAATTGTCAGTGTTGCTGTATTTGCCGGACCACCTGTACAAGTTATCGCTTCACCTTGCCTAAAAGTATTTGCCCGTCCGGCATTTTTATATGCAAATGTATCAACCACTATAATACCATGATCAATATCTCTTTTAACAATTTTACCACGGGTTCCAGATAATACCCCAGTTACAAATTCGTTCTGTAAAAATATATTTGAAATATCGGCACGAACGTAAATATACTGATGAGGAAAATCTGTTTGTATTTTCTTTTCCATTTGAGGATATGTTAATGGCCATCCATGTGAACGAAGAGAATCATTCATCATATAAAATGTCCAATGGTACGTGGGTGTTTCGTATAGGAATTGAGATACCTGATCAGGCCTTTCACCTTCAATAATGTTGTATGGTTCATAAAAGTGAATACCTTCCCTTACCTGATCCACTATATCAACATATTGGGTAAGGTCTCTTACGTATTCTATTTGGCGGCCAGCGCCACCAAGTTTTTCGAAATCATCACCAAAGGTATATCCTGTTTTTCTATAATTTTTGAAAAAGTCCATTAGAATCCTGCCTCGATATCTCTCTTACTTAATGCTCTGTACTCTAGGAATGTAAGATTCAAATCTATTTCTGTTGGGTGACCATCTTCAAAAAATACACCACCACTTGTAGAATTATATGCCGCTTGGACATCCTTAAGATAACAGTATTGTATTTTGGGTATTCGTAATGAACCACCCGTAAATGCAAATTCTATTCTATAAATATTTGGAAATTCGTAACCAATAGGAATACCAGGTGTTAAATCAATTTCACGAGGATACATTTGGAATCTAAAGTTTTCAACAATCTTTCTTATAACATCTGCTTCTTGTGGTGAAGTAGGAATTAGTTTAAAGGAAAATGCAAATGATCTCATTTGAGGTTGATCAAATAATAAACGTGTCCCAGGATTTAAACCAGTCTGTAAGGCAGTAGAACCTGCCGCGGCATAACCTGCTGGAAGTTTTGATGATATCCGTGATGCCGCAACCTTTGCCGCTTCCTGTGATAAAGTACCTTTTGAAAGATTGAATATGCTTTCCATACCTTCACTCAAACCTGATGCAAGTGCTGATCCAATACTTTGCCCACTATTTAATCCTGCCAGTGCAGTCATACCACCAGCACCTAAGTTTGCGCTGTTATAGTTTACTGCATCATTATATTGTAATTGTGGAGGGAAAAATAATTGTATTGCCGGTCTTGATAAATCACGATAGGCACGTAGATCCGTTTTTTTACTTCCCATCTCTTTTTGGGTTTCTGTAATTTCCTTAGAAATTAAATCTCTGTCAGCCTGTGCTTGCGCCTTTGCAACTTCAACTTTGGTGGGTTCACCTGCACCACCAAATGGATCCAATGAGGCCGCTTGTGCTTCATCGTTTACAGATTCAGATGTATTCTTTGCCGTATATTGTGAAACAAGAGGATTATTGAATACGGAAGAAAGTGCCTGATCTACTAGACCAGTATCAATTTTATAAGGGTGAAATACTATATGTGCAGGGTACATATCCTCACGATTGACCGGAAATTTAAGTATTTGAGTTGCCCCTCTACTTTTTTTCGGTTCTGATGAAATTGTTTCTAATCCACCATATTCTGGATTAGAAGTGAGGGTAACATTATTATTTCTAGGTCGATTAAACTGATCAGCATCTGAATTTGCCGGTGGCCTTGATGTTTGACTGGCGCCTATTGGATCATAAGACATTTTATTTCCTTAATAAATAGAAATTTATAAACCTATTTATATTGTTTTATGGCATATTCTGGCAAATATAGAGTAAAGAACATTAAGAAATATCAAGGTGATCCAGATAAGATTACCTATAGATCATCATGGGAAAAAGCCTGTTTTATGTGGTGTGATTCCAATCCTAGTGTGGTAAAGTGGTCCTCAGAGGAAGTTGTTATACCATATCGTTGGGATATTGATAAAAGAATGCATCGATATTTTGTGGATTTAAAAATTACATTTAACGATAATAAAACAATCCTTGTGGAAATAAAACCAGATAAAGAGACTGCACCACCCAAACGTCCTGATAAATCAAAACGGTATATCGGAGAGGCAATGACATATGTCAAAAATATGAATAAGTGGGAAGCAGCAAATAGTTATGCAAAGGATAGAGGTTGGGAATTTCAGATATGGACAGAGGAAACACTATACAGTATGAACATTTTAAAGAAACTTAAACCATTGAAACCCTTGAAACCATATCGCAAAAAGAAGAAAAAGTGATATAAATAATGGTATGAATGATGCTAACCTTTTTAAAAATTTAGAATTAGAAGCCTTTCGTGCAGGTATTAATCCACGCACTGATGAATCTCGAGCATGGTTTCGTAGAAGAATTCACTCAATAAGAAGGGTAAACCGTAGAGAATTAATGGGTGCTGACGAGGTAAAGCTTGTGAATAAATCACAACCTCTAATAGGCTCAATGAATATGTTTTTCTATGATCCAAAAGGTAAGGAAACACTACCCGTTTATGATAGGTTTCCATTGGCAATTATTGTAGGGCCCGCTGAAGGTGGATTCTATGGAATGAACTTACACTATCTTTCTCCAATATTGAGAGCCAAATTTTTAGATGCACTTATGGGTATGACAAACAATACCAAATTTGATGATACAACAAGATTTAAATCTCAATATAATTTAATGAAAAAATTGGGCACAACAAGATATTATAAACCTTGTTTTAAACACTATCTTTTTGCTCACGTAAAATCACGTCTGGCTAGAGTATCACCAACCGAGTGGGAAATCGCTACATTCTTACCAACAGCAGATTGGGCCAAAATGAGTGGCAGACAGGTTTACAAACAATCTAGAGAGATGATTTAATGGCAACTATAGATCAATTAAAATCCACTATATCATTTAAACTTGGTACGGCAAGACCCAACCAATTTATGATAGAACTGCCAACAGATTTTGGACCACGAGGTGGTGGTATCCTTAGCGCCGTTAGAAACTTAATGAGTGGAAACGATTTAAATGTTCTTTGCCAAAGTGTAGGTATTCCACCCAAAACTGTTTTAACATTGGATCAAAAAATGGGTGTTCAGATGCGTAAAGTTGCATATGGATATTCTGGCGCAGGGTCTGTTAATATGACCTTTCTTATGTTAAATGATTATGGTGTAAGAAAATATTTTGACACTTGGTATGCTTCAACTGTTGCTCAAAATACAGGTAAGGCATTATATTTTAATAATTATGCAAAACAAATTAAAATTCACCAATTAAGGAAACCCATAACCAATAAACGGTTTGGTGCAGGTCCGATTAATCTCAATGTAAATATCGGAGAAGGAACTGTTTATAGTGCTTTATTAGAAGAAGCATTCCCAACGAACATAACGCAAACTGAATTTACTAATGATCCGGATGGATTAATGCAGTTAACAGTTGAAATGACATATACAAAATGGTCACCGATTGTGGATAATCAGGGACTGTTTTCACTTGACGCCAGTTTAGGATCACTTTCTGGCTTTTTAGGATAGGAGTTAAATAATGGCACTGCCACGTTTGAATGAAACTATTTGGTATGATCTTAAATTACCATCATCTGGAGAAATTATTCATTACAGACCGTTTCTGGTCAAAGAACAAAAAATCTTGCTTCTTGCAGGAGAATCAAATCAACCAAGACAGGTTATTAGAGCAATTACTGATACAATTAGATCATGTGTACAAGAGGATATTGATATTAGTTCCTTGGCATCATTTGATGTGGATTATATCTTTACAAGAATTAGGGCAAAGTCGGTTGGTGAAACTGCCGAACTAGTTGTTAAATGTCAAAAGTGTGATAGTGAAAACGACACAAAGGTTGATATTATGCAATCCAAAGTGGTTGGTGATATTAAACCTCAAAAGGTACAACTTACCCCAGATATTTCAATGGAACTTCACTATCCAACTTATAGTGATCTTATGTCTAATACAAGTGTATTTGATGATGATGCCAAAACAAGTGAGGCATCAATGAATTTAATTATGTCCTGTATGAAAACATTATATACAGAAGATGAACGAATTGATTTAAAGAATGAATCAAGGCAAGAATTAATGACCTTTATGGATTCTTTAAATGCAGAACAGTTTGAAAAGATTGCACAGTTTATTGGAAATATTCCAAAATTAAGTTATGATATGGAATTTACTTGTGAACAGTGTAATCATGATAATAAAATTTTACTGGAGGGTATGGACAATTTTTTCTAGTATGCCTCTCGCATGAAAACATGGAAAATTTTTACAGAACAAATTTTTCATTAATGCAGCATCACAATTATTCGTTATCCGAACTTGATTATCAGATGCCATGGGAGAGGGAAATATATCTCACTATGCTTGTCCAACACCTGAAGGAACAGAAGGAAAAACAGCAGCAAGAACAAACTGCGCAGGGATATTAAAATGGCAGAAGCAACCTTAAATGACGTCAGTACCAAACTCAGTTCACAATTAAAAGTGGATGAGGTCATTGCACGTGGTGTAAATGGGCTGAGAGATGAATTTAAAAAATTATATGGTATCCAAGAAAAACTCTTACGTGAACTAGCAGAACAAAAACGTGAGGGTGGAACTTCTGGTGGCGGTGGTGGTGAAGGTGCATCTCCAAAGGAAGCAGAAAAGGGAATAAAT